CTTTGCAACATTTTGTCTATTCAGAAAATGAATGGCCAACTTGTATTCAAAGGAATTGCTGCAGAGACAATTACAGAAAATATTTTTTATTGCGAAGAGTCCGACTCAGTTTTTATTTCAACTGATTCGTCTTATGACTCCCCAGTTACAGGCAAACCTGCAACACTAATTGGATGGGTAGAGAGTAATGACGTTAACAAGTCGAAAGAGATAGATAGAATTCTTGATTCATTTAAGAAATCAAGATTGACGTTGCCTGATACACAAATAATTGCAAAACAGGCAAACGCAGAAGGAGGTAATGAAGTGTCAGAAAACACAGAAACAGTTGCAGCAGTTGAAGAAACTACTGTCGCTGTAGAAGAGACAGCTCCAGCTGCAGAAGCAGCACCTGCTGTCGAAGAAGCTCCTGCAGTTGATGCAGTAGCAGACGCTTCTGCCGAAGTTCTGGAAAAAGCAGCCGACGTATCAGAAGTTGAGGTTGATGAACCTGATTTTGCAAAGATGCTCGGTGATCTAAAGGGATTCTTCTCAGATACACTTGCAAAAGCATCTGAGGCAAACGCAGCTCAAGTTACAACAATCAAAGAGACTGTTGAAACATTCAGCAAGAGCGTAGATACTCGAATTTCAGAATTAGCAGAACAACATGCAGCCCTTTCAAAGGCTGTAGAAGACATCAAGAGCACGATTGATGGGGTAGAAAAGCGTGTCGATGCAGTTGAATCAGAGACTGCAATTAAGAAGTCCTCAGACCTTGGCGGGTCTCAGGAAGTAACAATCAAGAAATCAAAATGGAACGGTTCTTTCCTCGGTTCCGTACAGGAAATTTTTAACTAAACTAAGGTAGGTGAAATAAAAAAAATGAGCAATGAACTATTAGAAAAAACAGTTGCGGCTGATACAGTCGTAGCAACAGGACTTACAGGTTCTGGCGCTCCAACAACTGGTGTTCACAGAGGCTCTGGTGGCGAAAAGGGTGGTTTACTCAACCCTGAGCAATCAGCACGTTTCTTGGACTACATGTTCGACGCAACCGTAATCGGTAAAGTGGCTCGTACTGTTCGCATGCGAGCAGACACCACTGAAATTGATCGCATTGGCGTTGGAGAACGCTTAATGACAGTTGCAGCTGAGGCAGACCAAACAGGTTCTAACGCAGCAGTAACTTTCTCAAAGATCTCTCTAACCACAAAGAAGCTTCGCCTTGACTGGGAGCTTTCAACAGAGTCACTAGAAGACAACATCGAAGGTGCAGATCTTGAAGATCATATTGCACGTTTGATGGCAACACAAGCAGGTAACGATATTGAGGACGTAGTCCTTAACGGTACAGGCTCAGGATCAGGCTTAATGTCTGCATTCCAAGGTGTAGTTGCAAAGGCAAAGGCCACAGCACACGTTGTTGACAACGGTGTTGCTACTGGAATTTCTCGTGCAACATTCAACGCAGCTCTTAAGGCTCTTCCACGTAAGTACAAGCAACGTCGTACAGACCTTCGCTTCTTGGCAGGTTCAAACTTGATCCAAGATTATCTATATGCTACATCTGGAAATATCCAGAACGTAAACCCACAGGATATCGCTTCAAGCATCATCCGTGGAGACGTAGCACCAGTTAGCGGTCCAGCAGGATACGTAGCACCATATGCATTTGGTATTCCAATTGTTGAGGTCCCACTACTTCCTGAGACACAAGCTGGCGATTACACAGGTACATCAGGTTCACACGGTGACGTACACTTGACATTCCCAAATAACGTAGTTATTGGTATCAAGCGTGACGTAACTGTATACCGATTCTTCTGGCCACGTAAGGACTCCATCGAGTACACAATGTATACTCGTGTAGGCGTTCAAATCGAGCAACCAGATGCTTGGGTAGTTGTAAAGAACGTTAAGGTCGCTTCCTAATCTATAGGATTTAGATCTGCAATAAAGCCCCCTGGATAATTCTGGGGGGCTTTTCATTTTAATTTCTTAATGCTATAATTGATTTACACGGAATGAGGAGTATTAATGTCATTTGAGACAATGAAGGTATCTGACCTTAAAAAAGTAGCCGAAGATTTTGGGGTTGATATTAACAATTTAAAGAATAAAACAGATATTATTGCAGCGCTCTCAGAAGAGGGAGTAACCTGGGCGGTTTACCAAAAAACCGTAGAAACACTAGAAGAAGAGACAGAAGATATGTCAGAACAAACAATTGTAAGAAATGAAAAGAAAGAGCAGTCTGGAGAAGATGTCCTTGTCAAGATGGAAAGAGATAATTTCCGTTATGATATTTTAGGATTCAGCTTTACAAAAGAGCATCCATTTGTGGCAATGAGCCAAGATAAAGCTCAACAAATTTTTGACAAGGAGGACGGGTTTAGATTAGCTACTCCTAAAGAAGTACAGGAATACTACCACTAATTAAACCCCATAAAAAATGGAGTTATATGTAGGATCGACCAATCCAGTAAGACATAAAATCTTTTGGAGAGGTGAACCTACCGATGCTGATGCTCTGCCAACAGTAGCGGTATTTGACGTAACCCTGGATCCAGTAAATCCAATAAATCCAGCTACAATGATTTATAATCTTACTGCAGAAAAACTTGAAACAGAAATTGGCGTGTATCAAGTTTTATTGCCAACAAACGCAACTCTAAAAACAAGAGATTTAAAACTAGTATGGACATATACCGTAAGCGGACAAAATCAAACTAGAGAACATAAATTATATGTAGTACAGCCATATGTAGATTTAGCTCAGGCATACGGAGAACTAGATTTTGGCAATGACCCGTCAGACCCTAATTATAAAACCTACAATCAAATTGTAGATTCTGAAAGATATGCTCGTAAAGTAATCGAAGGGTATACAGGACAAAAGTTCTTCCTATACAATGAAGTCTATAACCTATATGGATCAGATTCAGATACCCTTGCCCTTCCAGCTAAAATAAATACATTGCATTCATTATACGAAAACGATGTTTTATTGGTAGATAATGTAAACAATGTCGACAATTGGAATTATCAATTAGATATTACAGAAAGTGGATTTGGACTCCGTGTAAATAGAGCAGCAATGGTAGACAATACTGTATACACTGCAAACGGTATGGTTCCTCCATCAATTCACGATTCATCAGGAATTTTTGGACTAGGATATAGATATAAAGTATATGCCCAGTTTGGTTATGCAGATGTACCAGATGAGGTAGAGTCTGCAACAATAGAATTAATGCAGGATTATTTCTCAAAGGATAATCTATGGCGTAAGAAATATGTAAACAAAATCTCCACATTTGACTGGGATTTTGAGTACGGAAGCGGAGCAACTTCTGGAACAGGAAATTTGTATGCAGATCAACTGCTTTCAGATTATGTCCTTTCTAAAGTTTTGTTAATTTGATGCAAGGTATTATAGAATCAGTTCTTTCTATGAGAATGGACGTGTATCGTCAATTAGACGAGCAAGATCCAGATACTGGTGCTATTAAAAAAGCCTGGATATATCAGAGAACAGTAGACTGCCACGCTAAAGGAGTTATTAGCAACTCTGCAACAACAAGATCTAGCGATAAGCAGGTGTTTGATAACAGATATAAAAATGACCAGCAGATCCAAGTTAGAACTACCGACAGATTAACTGCAAGAGAAAAAGTTACTAACATTAGAGATCAACATGATACCCCTATTTGGACAGAGATTAATTTTCCTAGCGATACCCCAACTGTATTTGAAGTAGTTGGAGTAACTCCAATAACAGATCCATTTGGAAGAATTATTGGATATAACTCAGCAATGCGAAGATCGGAGAATCAGCAAATTGGACAATAGCGCAATGTTGGTTCAAGCTGCTAGCGGTTTAGAAAGACTGATGGCGGGAAGTAAAGGAACTGTTCTTAAAGATAGTACAGTAGCCCAAATATCAGCATACCTATATTACAACGCAAGTGTAATATCAAAACTTACACAGAATAAACAATTCCAATCTAAATTTTCTGCAACAATATTTAAACAGATCGACAAAGACTTTGGCGAATATATTGATGCTTTGGCTAGAAGTAAGCCTAAATCATTACATCATGTCTATGAATGGAAAAGAGTTGGAGATAAATCAGCACGTCTATTTAATCTAAACCTATCTTCTCAAGATGGATTATCCTTTACAATTTCACACTCATTTAAGCCTTCCACTTCTTTTGTCCCTGCTAGTTCAAAATATAGGAGACGACATGTATTTGCGAATAAGGCAGAAATTATGGAAGAAGGAAGATCTCTAGTAATATCTCCTAAGCATTCTGAAAGATTAGTATTTGAATCAGATGGAACTACAGTATTTATGCCAATAGGTAAATCTGTAACTGTAAGACGACCTGGTGGAACTGCAGCTACAAATCAATTTAAGCTGGCACATCGTAGATTCTTTATCGGACAAATGGTAAACAACTCAATTAAGAGATCTGGATTCCAGCAAATGTTTAATGGAGCAATGGCTAAGGCTCTTAAACTACCTACGAATATTAAAAAAGTACAATATAGTTTTAGTCCAAATATAGTTAGAGGCCAAGCAGATGCCTCATTGGCTGCAGCATTCGGAGGTGTTCTATGACAGCAAATTATAAACTAGACGCAATGCTGGAAATTCGTAAGTTTTTATGGAATGAGTTAAAGACTCGTGCAATCTTTGATGACGAGGATTATTGGAGCGATAATCTAGATGAGAATATTATTCCAATTGTTCCAGTCCAGCAGACTGCCGAAATGAATCAGTTTTTGAGCGGAAAGAAGCATATTGTTTATGATAAGATCGGCATGTCCTATGAAGACAACTGGGCTATATGCTGTGAGCAAATCCTATTTACAATATATTCAACAGACTTTTCAGAGATAAATGAGATTAGAAACTTCATGACAGACCAATTTAGACGGATGGATGAGTCCGCTGCAGATATTAATAGATGGTCTGGCCTATCTGATAAATTCAAATTCCACTCAATTTTTATTGCAGATATATCCCCAACGGCTCCTTCTGAGGAGCTTCAGGGATTCTTCTCTGCAGACATAATACTTGAGATTAAATACTCAAGAATCATGGACCAAGTAGGCAGGTTCTTATAAATTGCTTTAGGCCTCAAGATGCCGTATTATAGGACATGAGGAAAGAAGCCTAGCCAGCTTTGGTTTTTAAAATATATATATATGTATAGTTTAAAACATAGGAGGTAAGAAAAACTATGGCACAATCCGTAGGTAATGCTAAAAACATTCTCGTTGGTGCATCTCCGTTGTTCTTGTCAACAATTGACATTAATGACTCAGATTACATTGCAAACGCAGAACCAGGTGTAGGTATTGCTGCAGGTGTAGGTAACGTTTCAGTTCCAGCATTTGCATCAGGTGTATCATACACAACTACACTTAATGGCGTAAACCAAGAATCAGGTAAGTTTGGATATCGTAACGTTGGTTTTACTAACAACGGTCTTCAAATCACCTATAACCCAACATATGATTCAGTAACCGTCGACCAGTTGCTTGATACAGCTAAGCTGTTTAAGTCTGCGATGGAGGTTATGATCGCAACAGAAATGTCAGAAGGTACTCTAGAGAATATTGTAACAGTATTCGGACAGAATGCATCTTCTCTTTCAACAACAGGAACTGGAGCAACTAAGGTTGATACTCTAGGTCTTGAAGCAGGTTCATTAGGTGCTGCTCCAACAGAGCGTCAGCTAATTGCAGTTGGACAAGCTCCAACCGCATCTGCAACCGCAGCAGAGCGTGTATATTATGCACGTCGAGTTTTGTCTGTACAACAGTCACAATTCTCTCTAGCTCGTACAACTCCAACCACATTCCCAGTAACCTTCCGTCTTCTACCAGATGCTAACTACTCTGGCTCAGAATACGGCAAGATTATTGACCGTGTATTGGTAGCTTAATAATTTAATAAAATAGTCAGGGGCCCTCGATTTTTCGAGGGCTTTCTGCTTGTATTAATAATACCTATTTGTTATAATAATTAAGACTATCCAAGGAGGATAAATTGGCAACTACAGTATATAACGTAGAAGAAATACAGCTACAAAATGGGCAGACCATTAAGCTAAAACCACTATCAATCAAAGAGCTTCGTAAATTTATGGAAGCTATTCAAAAGACGACAAATGTTACCACAGAAGGTGAAACCCTAACAGTTCTTATTGAAGCATGTGCAATTGCTTTAGAGAAACAACTTCCAGATTTGGTAAAGGATCGAGAGGCTCTAGAAGATGCTCTTGATGTTCCAACCATGAATCGAATTCTTGAAGTGTGTGGAGGAATTAAACTAGACGACCCAAATCTTCTAGCGGCAGCGGTTCTGGCTGGTCAGAACTAGATTTAGCCGCATTAGAGGGAGAAGTATTTCTCCTTGGACATTGGAAGAATTACCAGGAGTTAGAAGAAAATATTTCAATGCCAGAGCTTTTAAAAACTCTAGATGCTATACGCAAAAGAGATTATGAAGAAAGAAAATTCTTCGCTTCTCTAAAAGGTATTAATCTAGATGAAGAAAAAACAGGAGGTACCTCTTTCGAAGATGTCGAACTTAGAGCTTCAGGAATTAATGCTTCTAAAGATGACGTTGTTTCGTTACAAGGCAGGTTTGCTCAGCAAGCAGGCTTTGGAATCGGAGAAGGATTAGGATACACTAAGGAGTAACATAGAGTAAATGGCTGACGAAACAATCAGTACTCGAATAGTCGCTAATGCCGACTTCTCAAGCCTTATTGCCGATGTGCATAAGGTTACAGCCAGCCTATCTAAATTACAAGAACAATTAGCCAACTCTAATAAGATGTTGGCTAATAACGTAGCCGTAATCAATAGAAACTTCTCAGATACTATAAGAAGTACTGGTCAATTTTCTTCCCACTTTGTAAGCTTAACATCAGATGTAGAAAAGTTTGGTAGAAATCTTGATGGCGGAAGACTTAAACTAAGAGATTATTTTAGTACATATCAGTCTCACATTAGAACATCTGGCGGATTGATCAGAGAGCTTGCAAGACAGCAAGTAGCAATGCAAAATGCTGTACTTCAGCCACTAGGTCGTAATGCTCAAGGGCTTATGCAATTTAATGTGCATGTGCCACGAGGTCTTGATGCCGTAAAGAGTAAGACTGCAATTGCAAGACAAGAATTGCAGATTATGAATAAGGTTATTCAAGATGGTGCAGTACAACTTATTAACTGGGGTAAAAATACTCAATGGGCAGGCCGACAGCTAACAGTTGGCTTAACCTTACCTCTAGCAGCATTTGGTAAAGCAGCTGCTGATGCATTTAAAGAAGCAGACCAAGAGTTAACACGTTTAACTAAGGTGTATGGAGATATTGCTGGAACATCTCAAGAAGAGTTGGGCAGAGTAAGACAAGAAGTTATTATGACTTCAAAGGAATTGTCTGCTGCATATGGAACCAACTTTAAAGAAACTATATCTTTAGCTGCTGATATTGCCGCTACTGGTAAACAGGGTCAGGAACTTTTAGATTCTGTGAAAGAAACAAGCCGTTTAGCTGTTCTTGGAGAAGTTGATCGTCAAGAAGCCATGAAAGCAACTCTTGCAATTCAATCAGCATTTAAACAAAATACAGATGAGCTGGCTGATTCTATTAACTTCCTTAACGCAGTTGAAAACCAGACATCTACAACTCTTAATGACTTAGTAGAAGCAATTCCAAAAGCAGGTCCCATTATCAAAGGTCTTGGCGGAAGCGTACAGGATCTTGCTTTATATTTAACAGCAATGAGAGAAGGCGGAATTAATGCTACCGAAGGAGCCAACGCTCTTAAATCAGCATTAGCATCTTTAATTAACCCAACAGATAAAGCAGTTGAAAAGTTTCAGGGATTTGGTATAGATCTTCTTGGTATAGTAAATAGTAATGCTGGTAACGTAACTGGTACACTTATGGAACTACAATCTGCATTAGATAGATTAGATCCTTTACAAAAACAACAGGCAATCGAGCAGCTATTTGGTAAGTTCCAGTTCTCTCGTTTAAATGCCTTGTTTGAGAATTTAGGTCGTCAAGGTAGCCAGACTTTACAGGTATTAGATTTAATGAAAGCAAGCTCACAAGATTTGGCTAATGTGGCGGGTCGAGAGTTAACAGCAGTAACAGAATCTGCTTCTGGTAAATACCGTAGAGCAGTTGAAAGCTTAAAAGCGGACTTAGCAGGATTAGGCGAATCATTCTTAACAATTGGAACAAATATTATTAATGTTATAGACAAAGCACTAGAATTCTTTAGTCAATTGCCAAAACCAATTAAACAGGCCTTAACATTCGTTGGAGCATTAACCGCAGTTGCAGGTCCTTTAATTATGTTAACTGGTGTACTTGCAAACTTCTTTGGTTATATTCTCAAGGGTGTAATGCACATGAAGGCGTTCTTCAAGGGTGGAGAAGGATGGAAATATTTAACTCCAGAAATGTTAGCAGCAGAAAAAGCTGGCAGAATGGTGGAGCAATCATTCTATAGCGATGCTAAGGCAGCAGCAATTCTTAAGACAGCGCTTGGTAACCTTATTGATGAATTTAGCATATTAGAGGCAAAAGCAAGAACTGGCGCTATGTCAGTAAATCCTGCAGTCTCAACAATGGCTGGCAATTTAGTAATGGGTGCAACTGGCGGACGTGTAGTAAATCCACAGCATCCTTTAGCTGGAGCAATTGGAACTCGTGCATCTACACATATGGTTCCAAGGGCGGGATTAACAGAAGAACAAAGACTACAACAAACAATATTTGGATTAGTACCAGGATCAATTCCAGTAAATAGAAAGATTGGTGATTCTCCTCAGATTTATATGACAGAGCAGTTGCCAAATGTTCCAGGATTAACAACTGTTGGTGGAGTATCCACAGGTGTTGTAGCTGGAGAAGCAGCAAGACACCATGCCATGATGGCTACCCTTGCAATGCAATCAAAATCAGAAATTGAAGCATTAAAGAAACAAATGGTTGCTACTGGAGTATTAAGCAAAGACTTTATGGGTCAATTTGACGATATGCTTCCAATTATTTCTAAGATTACAGACAATGCTGCTAGAGAATCAGCCTTAATCGTAGCAGAGCTACGTGCTGGCAAGATTAGCGTAGAGGCAGCTAAGGCAAAGATTATTGCATTAAACCTTGAAATTGAAAGAATGATTGGAACTGCTGCAGTTGGACAAGCCACTTCATTGGGCAGAACATTAAATCCAACAATGGTTCCAACCTTAAATCAGCCAGTTGTAGATCCTACTGGTAAATCAAATATGCGTGAGCTATTTAAGAAGAGCAAGACACGAGACTTTATCGATAAGGTTGCTAGGTCTTTGGGTGTAAGAACATCTGGTGCTGGCTATAACATTGAAACAACACGTCCACGAAAGATGAATTCTGGTGGATACGTATATACCATGAATGATGGAAGCATTGTTCCTGGACCAAATGTTAATTCAGATGTTGTTCCAGCAATGCTTACTCCTGGAGAATTTGTTGTAAATAGAGAGGCTACACAAGCAAACTTACCACTGCTTATGGAAATTAATAATAACAGACAAGCTGCTGGAGATGCAATGGCAGTTGGCGGAATTGCTGGGGGGTTTAGAGCACTATCATCTTTAGTTGGTGGAGCAAGAAGAGCAGCTAGACCAGGAGTAAGACCATCGGTAAGAATTGGCTATGAACCAGGGGCATTAAATTACGAACAGATGGCATTAAGAGCTGGAAGGAATAGGGTTTGGGATGACCCTTTACTAGCATTAGGAAAACCAAATGCAGATGAAGTTGTTGGCCATATATTTACAAATGATTTTTATAGAAGAATGGGATCTAGGGCGGGAAGAGCATCTTCTCCACAATTAACTTCATCAGAGCTATTAAGTAAAACTGGAGTGCAATTAAGTTCAAGATCTGGGTATTCTGGCCTATATGACATACTTCCAAATAATTATATGACAATATCAAAAGAATTTAATAGATCTTTAAATTCAGGAAATGCAACGGCACAACAGTGGCTAAATAGTAATAGAGGGCCACAACATTTGACATCTTTACTTAGTTATTTAACATCACAAGGAGTTCCAGCAAATACTGCATTAACTATTTCTAATGCTGCATTAAATAAAATTAATTTAAAAATTTCTAAAATTCGTGGTCCAATTAGTGAAGCAATGTTTGGAAACATTGTAACTAATACTTCTTCTGAAGTAGTTAAAAATAGTCCACTTTTATCAAAATTTAATTCTTCTGTAAGAGGAATTCATCCAAACACTTATTCAATACATTCAAGAGGAAGATCTACTTTATTAAATATGCCATTAAATAGAATGGGCAATACTTGGAGTAATCCAAGATATATTGGTGGACAAGTAAATGATAGAAATTATATAAGAGTAAACCGTGGCGGAATGATTAGAATGAATCGTGGTGGAATGGTGCCAGGATATCAAAATGGTGGACCAGTATCTGCATTTACTTCAGGATTAAGAAATCCATATGGAAGAGGATTGGCTTCTGGCGGATTAAGAATGCCAACAGGAATGCTTGGACAAACTGCTATTAGCATGGGAGGATTCTATGCTGGACAGGCAGTAGGTGGAGCAGCAGGAACTGGAATCATGATTGCTTCCAGCATACTTCCTTTAATGTCTGGATTACGAGGACTTGGCGGAATTCTGCCAATGATAACAAAACTTGCTGGAGTATTAGGTAGACTTACAATTCCAGGAGCAGTTATTGGTGGAGCATTTATGCTTGGCAAATTCTTGCTTGATGCTAAAAGAAATGCAGAAGAAACAGCCAAAGCAAATAGACAAGCATTTGGAATGTCGGCGGATGTTATTAAAAAGGCTGGATACTCAATAACAGACTATAACGCTAATATTAAAGATGCCCTAGAAAGCTTAAAAGCATTACGTGAACGTAATAGAATGCTTTATGAAAGCATGTTCCAAGCTGGTATTCCTATCAAGATGACAATTGCTGAATATAAGAAACTTCGTGCTGAGGTTAAAGAAGGCATGCCAGATTTAATTAAAACATTTAATGTTGCTCCAAATGCTTCAACAGCAAGTGTTGCTACAAGCCTTAAGGCACAGTTTATGGCCCTTGGAGACGATATAGACACAGCAACTGCAAAAGTATATGCTTTAATGTCTCAATCGAACAAAGCTCAATTTGCTGCCGCTGCTATTGGTTCCAAAGGATTTGCAGCAATTAAAACATCAATAGATGCTGCGATTGCTTCTGCTGGAAATTTTGATAGAGCTCTTTCAGAAGGAGAAACAAAAGCTGCTGCAGATGCTTTAATAGTAACTTTTGAAGGTATTGGAAACGCTATAGAAGATAATGCTAAAAAGAATAAAATATCGTTTGGTCAGTCTATGGATGAAGTATTAAGTAAAATGACTGCTTCTGGAAAAGGTCAAGTTGCTATTACAAAAGATGCATTAAATGAGTTAAAGAAACAAAATCCAGAACTGGCTAGAATTATTAATTCTACAGATACAGCAACATCTGCATGGGCTAAATATCAGTTAGCTCTTAAAAATGTAAATATAGACTTACAAACTCTTTCTGCACAAGCAGCTCAATCTGCATTAAAGCTTAATGATTTAGCAACTACACAAACAATAGCTAGTTTAAAATCAACTCCTGGAATTAGCAAACAATATGCTGCTTACGACAAAATGTTAGCAAGAATTAAAGATTTAACTAAAGCTACAAAAGGACAAAGTGCTGCTGCAGAAATAAGCACTAGAAAACAAATAGAGGCTTTAAACAAACAAATAAATGCAATTAAAAAAGCTGCTGATGAAAAGATTAAGGCTCTTCGCAGTCAAGCACAAGCCGAAGACGATAATTTAGAAATTCAAAAACTACAACTAGAATATCAGCAAGCCCTTGCTCGTGGAGATAAGGATGCTGCTGCTTCAGCCCAAATTGCTTTACAGCAATTTACAAATCAAGTTCAAACAAGAAAAGCTGAAGAAGCAATTCAAGCTAAAGCAGATTTACAAATTAAACCGTTGCAGGATAAAATAGATGCTTTGGGTAAAAAGAATCAAGATCTTGCAGATAAAGCAGCTCTTGCAGGAGATAGCTTATCTAGACTTCAGGGAGAAGCAGAAAAGTTAAAATCTAAATTAGATGCAGTAGAAACTGCTGGCATTGCAGCGTTGTTTGAAGCTCTTTTGAATAAAGATAATCCAAAATATCAGGGAAGTAAAAAACAACTGGAGACCTTATCTGCCCTTGATAAAGCAGTTGTTGAAGCAGGAGGGGTGTCTTCTTTAAAAACAACAAATACAAGAACTCATCCAAAGCAAACAACAAATCTTTTCAAAACTGAGTTTACAGATAAATCTGGTGGATCAAAAAATATTATAGATCAAGCCGTAAAAGAAATGTCTGTACAAGCTCAAGTAGTAAATCTTATTGGAGAGATTAAGTCTGGTACATCTACTGGAACTGGGTCTAAAGATAGTCCAAAAATTATTAGCAAAGATTATAGTTCTTCTGTTACTAGAGGTGGAATGGGCGGAAGGTTAAGAGCAGAACAATTAATTAAAGAAAATAAGTTAAGAGCTGGACAATATATTAAATACAATGATATAGATTATGAAGTTCTTACTGACAATATATTAAAGCCAGTTGGTCAAAGAGCTGCTGGAGGTCCAGTATCCGCAGGAAGCCTATATCGTGTTAATGAAACAAATATGGAATTTTTCCGTCCTAATATTAGCGGAAGCATATTGCCATCTGGAACATACCCATTGGGTGCAAGCTACAATATTCCATCATCTGCGCCATCTTCAGTAGGAAATGCAGGCGCTAATAATTCATTCAATAATAATGTTTATAATATTGATATAGATTTGAATGGCACAAATGTGACTGCAGATGATATAATGAGAAGGTTCAAGTCAGAATTGGCTTTAATTGGTGCTAGAGAAGGAAGAAGCAGAGTGGTAGGAGGTTCATATTAATGCCAGCATTATATTTACCTAGAGGCTCCGTTCTTTGGATAGAGGCTGTCGACCTACTTGCTACTCCTCCTGGAACTACAAAAATATGGAATAAAGTAACTGAGCATAACAGAAGTCCCGTCGAGCTTAGCATTGAAAGAATTGAACGAGCAGTAAGAACATCAAATGGGACTTTGAGAAAAAATCACGTAGCTGATAAAAGAAGTTTTTCTATGTCATGGGATATGCTTCCATCTTACCGAACATTAACAGTCGATGGCGGATGGGGGGCAGAAGATCTCAGACAATTCTACCTAAGTAATGACGGTAAGAAGACATTTAACATTAGAATTAATTTAGCTAAAACTGGATCAGACCAGTCTAGCTCAGGATATGAATCGTATACAGTTTCATTTGGCAGTTGTAATTTTAGCCTAGTAAAAAGAGGCCTACAACCGCATTGGAACGTGTCTTTGACAATGGATGAGGTCTAATGATATCTGCCTCAAACGAACTTAAAACAGTACTAGAGCAAGATACTACCCTAGTAATAAATTCTGGCTGTACCCTAGAATACAACATGAATTCCCTTGTAGATAATATTACTTTAGCTGGTGCTCAAATAAATAGAGTAGATGCCGCTGGAAATGCATATCAACCTTTTAAAAAACTATTTCCAATAGATTCAATTATTAAACCTGTAAGACCAAATGAGGCTGGAATCAAATATGCAATTATTGGAGATGTTTCTGCCAATTCATATCGTAATCCAAGATCTACTACATATCCATTAGATTATAGGGTATATTATCCTGGAGCAGAGACTGCATATAAATATTATTTATCAGATAAAAGCGTAGGCTTAGATGTTACCGCAACTTACCCTAAAGCAATATTAACAAACAAAATAGTTGCAAGATTTGAGTTAAGCCACTCTACTCCGCAGACATGGACTATTTATGCAGGAGGAGTCTCTATTGCAACAGGATCTGCCTCTTCAATAGTATCTTTTGGAAACAACAATGCAGGAACATTATCTATTTATTGGAATGGAACAGCCTGGTCTACTACAGAGCCTTCTACTCCAGCTACACCAGTAAGCATAACAACCTTAAGAATTACAACTGGCGGGGTAACTAATCAATATACTGGATTAATAGAATTATCTCCAAGATGGGTAGTAGATATATCTGATAGAGTTGTAGATATTACAGTAAGTAAAGATGCATCTAGTAGCTCAGATGACATTTTGCCAGTAGGATATGTTTCTGCAAATTCATTAAATATGTCTATGGTTTCATATGAAGACTCTAGGCAAGTAGTCTCTTTTGATAAAACTATGACATTTGACTCAACTAAAACTTATATGTATAAAAGAGTTGAGGTAGCTCCATATTTTAAAATATATCATGCTGCAGGAACCCTATCTGATTCTGGCGGATCTTATGAAAAGATTAAACAGGGATTATTCTATCTAGATACTTGGTCAATTGGCGAATTTGGGGATATTACATTAAATGCTTTAGATGGAGCAAAAATTCTTCAAGAGACAATAGCTCCAAGCTTGGTTTGTGAAGGATACTCAACCCCAGCAATTATTAGAACCCTTTTGGATAGCGTAGGATTTACTAATTATAATTTTAATATGACTGGCACAGAGTCTTCTCTATTTTCTCCCCGTTTTTGGTGGACAGACGATGGAAGAACTGTATGGGAATCAATACAGCAATTATGCAGAGACTCTCAAATGGTAGCTTTATTTGATGAGAATAATATACTTCAGTTTTATACCAGAGAAAATATATTTAATTATTCTCAGTCTCTAGACTGGTCATTTAGGTATTCTGCAAACGGAAATAACCTACCAAATATTGTGTCTCTAGATAAACAAGATTTAGCTTCTGCAAATCAAGTTAAAGTATTATGGAATAGCGTTACAACAAATGAATATGTTGGAAATGCTCAGCCTTTATGGAAATCGGCTAATAGTTATATGGGAGCTTTATCTTTAGAGCAACCTTTACTTTCAACTGCAGGAGCGGGATCATATATAGCCCTCAAAGCCGTAGTAACAAACGAATACCAGCAAAAACAGATATTGAACGAATATTCAGGATACCTTGCTATTGGATCAGAAATTATTGAGTACGATGCTATTCAATATGATTATGTAGATTTAAATGGATCCAGACAATTTGTAGACGTAACAAGTCAATCAGATGCCTATAAATGGCTAGGATTGGCACAACCAGGTTCAGCTAATTACCAACCAAACGGTAAATATAGAATTAAATCTAGAGGCGCATTTAATACACCAGTTCAAAATCATTATGGTACAGCACAAGAAATAATTAATTCTTGGACTGGCTATGATGTAGAATGGAGTGTATGATGAGTCCTATTTATGATTACTATACAACAACCATATATGGATCTGCTTTAGATTCTGCTCCTACTGGAGAAAATGCTATATATAACATACCTTCAGTTACATCTATATCCTATAATGCAGCAGGAACTATTGCTACCGTTACAGTCGCTAATCCAACTCTTGGAGTAGCCCAAAGTTTTGGTGGATCTGTAGCGGGATCAGGAACATTCAATGACCCAGACTTTGTAATCAATAGTGCAACTAATACATTTACAATTGGCTCAATAGCATATCCAATGACTCCTGGAGCAAACTATTATATGCGTATTAGAGCATATTCTGGTGCTGGACAAACTGGTCAATATGGAGCGTATACTTATTCTGCAATTACTCCACCTAAACCAGCATCATCTGGATCTTATAACTCTAGTACATCTGGAACAACAACTCCACCAATGTCTGCATGGGAATTATGGCAAAGAGCAGAACATGGCTATGATCCTTTGAACCTATCTAATACTCTTGATGATGAATCAGGTCCACCTGCAGTTGCAGCATCTGGAACATCATATGCAGTACAGGAAAACAGAGAAGTATCAACATCATTATTTAAGATAACAAATAATAATACTAATCCAGGCAAATATTCTATTGTAACTAAGAATTCTGGAATTAGCACATCGTATACACACTACGCTTTTGGCACATCTATATTCTTTCAAAGTAATATAAATGATGTTAAGGGATCTGGTGGTATTGGATTTTTTACTAGTAGTAATGGAATGGATGGTTACTATGTAGCAATTCAAACTACTGCCAACCTTTCTGATAATGCTGATAAAGAAGTTAGAATCATTAAGGTTTCTGGAGGCAAGCAGACCGTATTAAATGATACTCAAAAAGGCTCTACATCGAAAACTCTTACTGGTATTTTAGGCGGTATTGCATACAAGGTAGACGTAAACGTTATAGTAACATCTGGCCAAAGAGTAATTGATGTGTATATAAATAACTTCAAGATAACCGCATATGATACATCTTCAGTATTGCCAGTAACTAGCAACGTAGCTATGTTTGCATCAACTGGTAAGGCCAATTTCGACTACTTCTATGCTACTCCATTAACTGAAGACCAATATAAAAACGGAATTATTCAAAATGTTTATGAGGGTAAGTATGGCACAAAGACCTTGAGCTTTTTGTATGGAGACAAGATATTAAATAATTCTATATCTGCCTCTCAGTTGCCTTTCTTGGAAGAGTTTGGAACCGTAGCTAGAGAGCTTAGAAAGATTAATATTAAATATGAATCTAGGCCAGGAAATCCATTATATGCCAGCACAGGCATTAATAAATATGTTACCGTATTAGGTCAAAGGCTCACATCTTTTGGAGCAGAAGTTTATGTTGTAAATAACTCTGGAACATTTGTCCCGCTAGATAATTCAGACCTATATTCATTTTCTATTATAGGTAACTATATTGTTACAACTGGACAGCATGAATATAAATCAAATACGCTTTCAGAAAATACAGTTGCTGAGCCAGTCATATTTGAATCATCTTGGATACAGACAGAATCAGATGCAAAGAAGCTAACTGATTGGATACAGTCTCAGTGGTCCAAGCAACAACAAATAGTCAATCTAGAAACTTTTGGAAATCCACTAATTTCAGTAGGCGATATTATTGCAATTAACTATCCATCAAATGATTTTGACGGCACAGAAAAGTTTGTTGTAACTAGAGTAAATAATTCATTTAAGGAGGGCTTGCAAACAAGCATTACCGCTAGATCAATTTATAGTTGACCAAATGGTATAATCTAAATATGGCTAAATCTAATACAAGTACTGGCATAGTCCCTCCAATTACTATCTATGCTGATAGCAAAGAGGCTCAAGATCTTGCCCCACAATACGTAAAATTAATTCCTTCTACTGCTATATCAGGAAATATAAATTCTTTAGATTTAGACGATGAAGAGGTTCCTTTGGTAGAGGTAAAACCTCCTGATGAAGTAGAAAGTCCAGAAGGGCCAAAAGATGAAGAGGAAGTGGTTGTTAAAAAAGCTCCACTACTTTCGGATGTTGAGTTAGTATCTAAAACAGTTTCTTATGATGCATCTGGAATTCCATCAGTTACAGCAATATTTAAAATTAGAAATTCTAGTGGTCAAATTGTTAAATCAGTAAATGCGAGGGTTCAGATATGATAACTAAATTTGGAAAAAGATTTTTAACTAGCTACTTAGCTGGAGTCTCAGAATTTGTTTCTAAGGATATAGCTTTGGGAATAGGAAACACCGCAGCTACTGCTAATGACACAAAACTTGAATTTGAATTTTATAGACTTCCAGTAACTCTTGGCAGTTTTGATATTGCACAGACTGGCGGGACTAACGAAAACCCTGTATTCTCATATACAGCAATATATAAGGCTACTATCCCACAAGATATATCTGGAGTAATAAGCGAATTAGGTCTATATCCAGGACTAAGAACATCTACAAACAATTATGACAGCAAGTTTATTACATCTTTTGAGAATAATATTAACTGGCTAGACTCATCAAATAATACTCCAATTCTAAGAGCTAATTCAACCTCCCCTTTGTTTACCTCAAAAATTGGTGAGAATATGGTTCAGATAGATGTTAATCAGTCAACCAATAAGGAATATAAAAATTCTATTGTAAATCTAGACTTATCTGGATATAGTGTAAACGACTCATTATCAATTGCTTATAAGAAAAATGATAACAATGTTACAAAAATTAGGGTAAAGTTATATAGCTCAGCAACACAATATTATTATGCAGACTTTACACCAGCCTCTGGAACTGGAGATAAAATTCAATCTATCTCAATGAGTTCTGTTTTTAGCAATGTATCTGCTACAGCCCCAGACCCTACAAATATCACACAGGTTGGTATTGAGGTTACAGCAGGATCTGGCGGAGCTACAACAGTATATTTTGACGGATTAAGAATTAATGACGAGGATACTTTCGACCCTTCATATGGATTAATAGCAAGGTCTATACTAACCACACCTTTGCAAAAGCCATCTGGTCGTCCAGTAGATATAGAATATAAACTACAGTTAGGATTTTAAATGGCAGATACATTAGAATCTTCTGGACAGTATATCCCAAAAGATATACAAATAACATCTCAGCCAGACTCAGTAGATAAAGATAAATTTAAAGTAGTTGCTTCTGGCCTAAAAGTAAATGTTGGCTACGCATTTCAATTTCAATACGTATTTGCAGACGGATCATTAAGTGAATGGTCTCCTGGATACACAATTGCTCCTACAACAGAAGAAGTTCCAACTGCTCCAACTGTTACAGTAACTGGCGGCGCAGGATTTATTAAAGTAGAATTACCTACATTCCCATCTAATGCCACAAGAGTAGATGTAAGAATTGCAGGCGGAATATTTGGAGATGGAACAAAAACTGCAGCATCTCTTACTGCTGCTGGAGTTAGAACTATTACAGCTCCAGGCGGTGCTGCTCCAGGATTAGCATATATAGTTACACTACTTACAGTTACTCCAACAAAAATTAATGGAGATCCTTCAGATCCAGTAACAGTTTATGTTACAGACCCAGCTGCATCTATAGCAGTAGAGCCATCAGTAACTCCATCTACACCAACAGTCTCATCAGTACTTGGCGCAATTCAATTATCTTGGAATGGAAAAACTTCTTCTGGAGGAAATCAGCCAGCAGGATTTGATGCTGCAAAAGTATATGTAGGAACTTCTGCAGGATTCACACCAGTAGATACTGGAAGTTCTGGAGCCAATCAGGTAGATATATTAAATTTTGCTAATGGACAAAACACATTAAATATTGCAGTTGGTACAGTCGTAGATGGCGTAGCTCTTACATATGGCACAGATTATTATGTAAAAATTAAAACAACAAATGGTAATGTGGCTCAAGACTCAGCAGCAGTTTCTGCTACTGGGAATCCAGTTCAAATAGGCAAGGTCGGATCTGGAGATATAGTATCTATTACTGCAGATCAAATTACAACAGGAACAATATCTTCTCAAATAGTGACTGTTGGAACAACAGCTGGAAAGCATGTAAAATTATCTGGTACTGGAGACCCATTAACTATTTATGGAACTGGCGGAACATCTGATCCCCTACTATCTTTTGGAACTAATGCCCAGAATCAATCCGTATTAACGATTAAAGGTAATGGTACATTTAGTGGAGATATAAGCGCTGCAAGCGGTACATTTACTGGTAACGTAACAACTAGTGGTAATATTTCAGCAAGCAACGGTCTATTTTCTGTAAACAATGGATTGTTAACAGCTCAATCTGGAACAATTGGCGGCTGGACAATTACTGGATCTTTATTGCATAGCTCTACGGTATCTGGTGGAAAAATTGAATTAAACCCAGCTACCCCTAAAATATCTTTACAGCAAAGCGGTGTAGATAAGATAACAATTGATCCAGTTGAAGGTATCAAGGGTCCATTAATTGGAGGCAATTCAGCTTTTCAATTACAGCCAAGCGGATCATTTTCCCTTGGTGCGGGAAAAATATTGTTTGATGGATCAACGCTGACTGTTCAAAACTCTAATTTAAAATTAAATATTACAACAAACTATGATGGAACTGCTGGAGATAATACTGTAAACATTGATGAACAAACTGGATATCTAACAACTGGTAGAGCATTTTTTTACGGAGCAACAACTGATCCAAGAACTGGATACTATGGCTCTAGAATAGATACCAGATATGAATATTATTTATTAACTGGAAATGATCAAGGGTCTGCTGCATTTTCTCCTGGCGATATATGGATGCAAAGAGAGTAAACAATGCCTTGGTTTCGAAGAAATTCTGCAACTCATCCAACAAACCCATTAGACTGGGTTACAATAGCAAATGTATATCGCAAAAATAGTGATGGCCCATGGGTAAAAATAAGAAGAATTTATAGAAAAAATTCAAATACTGCAGGCGGAAACTGGGTAATAGTTCATGATTCAGACTCATTAAAACCATTTTATACAGTTCCTCCAACATTAGAAAGTAATGCTTATAGTCCTTCTATATTTTTAGATGGAAGCACATTAACATTGACTAGAGGTACATGGTCAAACACTGGAGATTCTTATGCGCCAGTTTCATATTCTTTAAAAATACAGGCAAGCGCAGATCAATCAACTTGGACAGATGTAGCAACTGGAACTGGAACAACTTTAACTTATTTAATAACACTCTCTGATGTAATATTTCCAAGCTATTATTTCAGAGGTAGAGTTGAAGCAACAAATGTCAACGGATCTACTGTTGCAATAGTTGGAATAACAAGATCTCAAATGGACTTATCTGTAACATCAGTTAATGCTTATGTCGCAAACAATCAAATATTTGCAGACTGGACTTTTAACAAAACTAATAATTCTTCAAATATTGCAAGTCAACAAGTAAATGTTAGGACAAATGTTTCTTACACATATAATGGAAATTTTTATAACGCATATAGCATAGTGCATTCATTTTCTGTTTCCCCAGGTACAAGTTTTACGTCATTTGGAATATCTGGAACAAATATAAAACCAAGCACGTCTATATACATAGAGGTTGTTGCTACAGCAAATGACAGTGCGGGAACTCAAGAAAGCAACTATAGTGCAGATTTTATTTCTCCAATGGTTGTTGGAACGGTTTCAATAACACCATCATTTTCTCTTCTTGGGGGCTATAAAAGAATTGAGTCTGGATCTACAGTTACTGCAGTTCCAGATGGATGGCCGTCAGGAACAACTTTTGTTTATAATTGGTATAGAACAAGATCTTTTGTGCCAGCAGATGAATTAAGCTTAGGAACTGGCTCATCAATTACTATAACAGCAACTCCTTCGGTTACTGGAGAAAGAGTTTGGGTGGAAATTTATGGAACATATGAAGGACAAACGTCAAGCGCTGTATTTAGCGAAGACTATAGAATTATTCCACAACCACCCACTTTTACCTTGTCTAGCATAGCAGGAGGATTTAGAATTTCAAATGTTGCAGCAGTTGGTGGAGAAGATTACATAGGCTCTTATGAATCTTTTAATCCACAAACATCTCAGATTGAAATCTCTCCTATACCAGTTACTTCAATAGGAGCAAATCGTGATATAACGGGCCTTGTCGGAGGAAGACAATATACTGTATATCTTTACTCAGAAGCAACAAATGGTTCTGGTGCAAGTTTAATAACAATACAATCTAGAATTGCTACGACATCTTCAATTACAGTTACAAATTTTAATGGCGCAACAAGTACTTCAATAAATAATGTTAGCAGATATGATAATGATGAAATTACAGCAGTTATAAATTTTTTAGGAGCAACAGGTCCATACTACCAGCTATATTGGACAACAGCTAATGTTGCCCCTACAACATCTGTTTACGATGCAGCTAGTACTAATAGCACTCAAATATCAGACACATTTACTGCATCTGCAAACCAAACATATTATTTTTATGTAAGATCTTCTACAATAAATAGAGGAGATACAACAACGGGTGGTTTAGAATCAGATTCTGCAACATATAGCGCATACGGTCCAGTTTCTCCACAACCAATAGCAAGTTATACTTTTACAAATCCTAGTGGAGGATCTGCTTCGATAAATGGTGGAACTGCTGTAGGAAGTACACTAACCCTATCAAGAACAGATGCTACGGGAAACCCCAGCCCAACAGGAATAACTTGGCTATGGAGAAGAGCAGATGGAGGAGTAGGAGCAAATTCTTTTAGCGGGGGAACAATTTTGCAGTCTGGAGGAACTACCTATACAACAACTTCTAGTGATTCTGGATATCAAGTTAGAGCAGAGGTAAATTGGAATAATGGAGTTGGAACTCAAACAGTCAATACAAATTCAATAACAGTTACAGCAACTCGTACAGTAACATGGAATGCACAAGGCGGTTCTGGTGGTGGTTCAACAACACAAAATGCGGGGGTTGCACACACAGCGCCTTCTCCAGGAACTAGAAGCGGATTTACGTTTAATGGATATTACGATACGCCATCGGGAGACTTTTTGTATGGACCAATTCAATCTGGAGGGTCTTTTACCCCTCCTTCTAATATTACCATGTATGCAAGATGGTCAACTGTTCCAACCACCCCTTCTGTCCCAGGAACACCAACATTAAATTATTTAAGCTCAGGATCCACTGTTTGGTTTTATTCAGCTAGTTGGGGAGCTTCAAGTGGTACTGGAACTATACAATACCAAGTTCTTGGAGAAGGAGACCTAGGAGGATCAGCATTTAGGCCATCATCCTCTCCGTATTTTACTACTAATAGTGGAAATTTTTCTTTTCCTAAAAGTGGAGGAACTAATTGGAGAATAAGGGTTAGGGCTACAAATGATAACGGGGCAACTTGGTCTGGTTATTCTGGGTACTCTAATTACGCATAACATGTTAACAATACAAGATAAAATTAACTATTTAAATGAGCTAGTTTCAATAGCCCAATTTTCAATAGAGTCCATTCAGCAAGCAATTATTGATTTTCCAGATCACGACAAGCCAGGAGGGCCTACAAGAGCCGATCTCCTTGCTAAACAAATTGCTAAAAAAGAGTTATACGATAATGAAATAAAACGATTGACAAATACACAGTAAATGCTATAATTTGAAAGGAGGAAAAAATGCCAACAACGCCTATATCATTAACAAATGAAGAAAAGATTAATATTATTAATCAGCACATTAGAAATATAGAGTTTGCAGCCTACAATGCTGACCTAGACCTTATTGAAGCTAATGCTGTTTCTTCACCAGACACCAACCTTGTTTCAGAAATTAATTTAAGAAAGTCTGAAATAAATGCAAAATTATCAGCTTTAAATGCAGAGAAAACTTCTCTAGAGTCATAATAAAAGAAAGTAGTAAAAGTGGCAGAAAAAGCCGAACTAGTTGTTGCAGCACTGCAACAACGCATAGGAGAGATTGTATCAAACTATGAAACTCAAATTGCAATATTGCGAGCAGAAATTACAAAGCTTGTTGAAGAGAAAGAAGCAAAACGTGAGGCTGTTCAAGAATACAACGAACACCTTAGTAATCTCCCAGCCAACTAATTTCCCTTCGGGCCTTGCTGTTAAAACAGATAAGGCTACGTATTGGATTAAAGATGGCAAGAGATACAAATTGATTTCAGATAGAGCCGCTAAGTCATGGTCGTTTACTACTGTAAATGCAACAGAGGCGGCTTTATCAGGAACTAAGCTGTTAGGAAAATTAGGCTTCAGAGATGGCGCCTTGATCAAGAACATAGCAGATGGTAAAATGTATTTAGTATCTCAAAACAAATTGAGGCATATCATAGACCCAGATATATTCAATAAATACGGTCTAGATAGATCTAAGGTTGTAGAGGTATCTGAGGCAGAAATTAAGGCACATGAATTAGGAGATGTTTTATAAATGGCATTCGATGACGGCACCCCGCTAGATGCAGCCAAATTACAGGCTCTAGAAACAGAATTATTTAGTTTGAGATCTAGTATTCCAAAAGTAGGAAACTCTACTAATATCAATGTTGAAAATACAACAATTGTTCAAGCCCAGATTTTTGGCGGTACAAGCGGAACGGTATCTTTAACAAGGGGTCAAGAAGTTCAATTTGATGTGGTATTTAGCCCTTCTCTTCAATCTACTCCAACCTCAGTTATATTAACCCCTATGAAAACAAATGGGTCATTTAGAAAAGGTGATGTATCTTATTATGTTTTAGGAAACACCCTATCCAATAAAGGATTCTCTGCCAAGGTATATTTGAGCTCAACTGCAGAGGCCAGCTTTAAATTAAAGTTTTATTATATGGTTATTTGTTCATAATAACCCCTTGACAGACTAGACTTATATAGTATAATTTCTTATAGCCCAAAAGCCATAACTTTATGGTTTTTTAAATTTAAGGGATCTAATGACAAACGATTTAAGGTGGATGTTATCATCCGACCAGCAATTCCCGTATCAAGACGACAAAATGATTAAGCTTTGGTTTGAGGTAATGAAGTGGTGGAAGCCACACGTAGTTGATATTTTGGGAGATACAGACGATCAGGCTTGTTATAGCAAGTATACAGAAGGTAAGTCTGCTGAGTTTTTAAAAATGCATAAAGATAAAAATGGAGAAGCAATTGTTCCTCTTATGCAACATGAGGCTAAAGGCGCCAGAGAATTTTATGAGCAAAACAGAAAAGTGGCTGGTAAGGATGCTGAATTATTTACAGCCCTAGGAAATCACGATATTAGAATCTTTAATTATATTGATGCCAAGATTCCAGATTATATTAAGGTGGTTACACCAGAAGCCCTTTGGAATTTAGATTCTTTAGGATATGATTATATCTATTATGATGCGCTCCCTAAAAAGCGTTATGGAGATATCCATGTTCATCATGGGCTATCCGTAGCAGCAACTGGAGCTGTCCGTGCAGATATGAATGATCTTCAGGTATCATTAATCCGTGGGCATTCTCATAGAATGGCTGCACATTTCCAGACATATGAATTAAGGAATAAGGGTAAAGGAGAAACTATTCGTGGTTATGAAATTGGCCATATGTGTGATCCAAAATCATCAGGCATGAAATATACACAACACCATGATTGGCAAAAAGGCTTTGCCGTTGCCCATATTGAAAATGGTAAATGGCCACATATTCAATTAATTGAGGTCTCTCCAGACTATTCATGTGTTGTAGACGGCAAGGTTTTTAGGCTATGATGACCTGCAAGAAATGTGCTGGAAGAGTTTTTGTAGATAGGGTATTCTCCCAAAAATTACACATAGAATTATTTTGTATTCTATGTGGCCGTCGGTGGATGGTTAACAAAGATACGAGTGCTTTCGGAAGATGGTTAGAGAAAAAAGACAACGAACACGCAAAAAATTACAGTATTTCTTCTTAAACGATAAAATACATAAAGTAATTAAGCTGTCTCGTGCCAGAGATGAAGTAATTGCTTGGTGCTACCCAGACAAGAAGCGAGTACTATATCCATACACTCTTGTTGAAAAGAATATGCAAAATGCCTATACCATAATTCAGGCAGGAAAGATATTAAATAGACATAGGGTTACAATAGAAGAATATATATTGGCTGGCAAGATTAAAAAGCCTCAGAAGATATATTCTCTTAGCGATCCAGATAGTGGATGGTCTAGGTATATGCTTAGCGAATCGGACATTTTGGACATACATCAGTTTATTCTAGATGCTGGCTATATTCGGGAATTGCCTTCGAGGGCAGAATTGCAGGCTCTTCTCAAACACAACTTAATATTGTATACTAAGACCGTAGACGGTTCGTTTGTACCTGTATGGAAGGCGGAATGATGGACACCAAAGTTAAAGTTGAACTATCCTTTACTCGTAACTTAGGAAACTATGAGAGTATTAAAATAGGCGTTGGCATAGAAGACTTTGTAAGAAGCGGTGAAACAGCAGACTCTGCCACAGAGCGGGTGTATAAGTTTGTCGAAGACAAGCTTATTGAAAAGACTCGTGAAATAGAAGAGGAATTAAAGAGTGGCAAATGAGAAGCAGCCATATGTCCTAATTGGATTATATGAGTCTTTATATAAAGATCGATATGGGAAAAAGCCACGTATAAATAAATTTCGTGAGAAATGGGCTATGCAAGATGTCATTGATAGTGTAGGATATGATCGTGCAGCAGAACTGTTGGTATACTATTTTAGGACCAATAAGTCTGGGCACCCATTAACCTTTTTCTTTTATAATTTTGATAAGATTGATTTTTTGAAGAAAGAGATTGATAAGGACAAAGAGAATCGTCGCACATTGCGAGAGGCTACTAAGAAGTTAGTGGAAGGCGGACAGGAATGAATACAGAAGCAGAATTAATATCTGCCGTATGCAAGAATAAAGATATCAGTACCCTGCTTGCCGATAACGTAGATGAAATATTTACTTCCCATAAAGATATTTGGGATAGTCTAAAAACATATTATTATAAGTTTAAAGCAGTTCCAGAGACTGGTGTACTCATGGAGCGACATAAAGATTTTGAGCCAGCAATTGTAAATGCAGAAACTGGCTACTACTTAGATAAGCTAAAGAATGAGTATTTAACAAATAAACTAAAAGCAATCATTATTCATTCTGGAACATCTCTGAAAGAAGATGCTGCTTCCAGAGTATTGGCAGACATGCAATCACGTCTTGCCACCCTTTCTAAATTTACAAACAATGTAAGAGATGTTGATGTAACAGACTTAGAGTCTGCAGAAAACCACTTTATGTCTGTCAAAGAGCGCTCTGCGGTAATGGGCGGTAGTCCAGGAATCCTAACTGGATTTGATGCTATCGATAAAGCGTATCCTACAGGTATGGCTCCAGGACATTTAATTGTTGCAATTGGTTGGCCAGGAAAAGGTAAGACATGGTTTACTTCTTATCTAGCCTGTAAGGCATGGGAGCAAGGGTTTAAGCCAATGATTATTTCTCTTGAAATGTCTCCAGAGAATATGCGTGACCGTATCTATACAATGCTAGGATCAGGATTATTCCGTGCAAGCGATTTATCAAAGGGAGATATAAACATAGATGATTTCAGAACTTGGGGTAAGAAAAAGTTTGAAGGAAAGAATAGCTTCATCCTTGTATCTAACGAAGGCACGGCTGAAGTTACTCCAGCTACAGTTCAGGGTAAAATTGATCAACATAAACCAGACCTTGTTATTCTTGATTATCACCAGTTGTTTAATGATAATAAGCGCAGTAATTCTGAAGTAGAGCGTAACAGAAATATTTCTCGTGAGTTTAAGCTTTTAGCAGTTGCAAACAATATTCCAGTAATCGATATTACTGCTGCTACTGCAGATGATATATCTGATCAGGATGAGCCACCTATGATGTCTCAGGTAGCATGGTCCAAGGCTATTGAGTATGATGCTGATATGGCTATGGCTATTCATAGATACCCAGGAACCAATATGATTGAAGTGGTTTCAAGGAAGAACCGTCACGGTCAAGAGTTTGACTTCTATCTTGATTGGGATATTAATCGTGGTGTTATTACTCCGATTTATGAAAACCTTCCAGATATGAAAGGCAATGACTCACAAAACAATTAAAAGATTTCAGATTCGTGTAGAGTTTCTAGACGATTCAGATATGATCAGAATAAAGAATCAGTATGAGAATTTATTAACTGGTCAAATGCGTGATTCAGGATATGTTAGGGTACTTGACATAGACCCAGCATTTTCGGTAGAATTCACAGGCGAGACATGGAAGTTCCTTATGACCATCCATGGAGTTTATGTAGGAAAGAAGAAGTCATGGCAATACGAGGGTTGGACTCAAGGAAAATTGATTCCACGACGTATACTCCAGCACACGTCAAGTCAGTAATTAAATCTCTTGGCTTGAATATTGTTGGCGAAACAGGTAATGATTTCCTATGCTATTGCCCATTTCATTCTAATAGACATACATCCAGCTTTAGCGTAAGCCGTGAAAAAGGCGCATATATTTGTTTTAATCCTGCATGCGGAGAGACTGGTACTCTACAGGATTTAGTTAAAAAGATTTTAAGTAAGAATGAGTTTGAGTCGTTAAGATATATTGCTTCTAAAGAAGCTGAGTCCGTAGAAAATTTTGACGAAGTGTTAAAAGATATGTTTGAGGAAAAGCCAGACTTTGTAGAGTTTCCACAAGATACACTAGATCAGTTGTATAATAACCTAGGCTCTAACCCACATGCTCAAGAGTATTTTAGACATCGTGGTATTCAAGATGAGGCTATGCATTATTTTAAATTAGGCTATTCTGCCAATATGGGTATGGTTATTGTTCCAGTCCATAGTCCAGACGGAATGCCAGTAGGTCTTGTAGGCAGATCCATATCTGAAAAGAAGTTTAAGAATAGCAATAACCTTCCAAGAAGTAAAACCATGTTTAATATACATAGGGCTAAGAAGATTGGTAATCAGGTAATTATAGTAGAGTCTACCTTTGACGCTATCCGTGTTCATCAGGCTGGATTCCCTAACGTTGTAGCAACTTTGGGTGGCCACATATCACACGATAATCTAAATCTATTAAATAGATATTTTACTAAAATAGTAATAATGACCGACTCAGACTTGGCTGGTAGGGAGCTTGGAATGACCATAGCCAGCAAATTAAAGAATAAAGACATCTTGTGGGCTTCGCATAGTTATGGTAAGATATATCCTAACAATGCAAAAGATGCAGGTGATATGTCCGACGAGGAGATTGTCACATGTGTTAAGAATGCTGTATCCGACATCGAATACAGATCTTGGAATCCATGATATAATAAAAAATACAGATGGATTTATACCATCAACTACAGAGGAGAAATATAAATGGGTATCGTAAAAGGACTAAAAGGCTTAAGCGCAGTTATGGATAAGCCACAGTCAAATTCAGAAGGTAATAAAGGTCGTTGGGTAAAGCTCGAAGATGGTGAAAGTGTAAAGATTCGCTTTCTCCAAGAACTTGATCCAGATTCACCAAGTTATAATGAAAAGCTAGGACTGGGCTTTATTGCAGTCGAACACACAAATCCAAAAGATTATCGCCGTAAGGCGCTATGCTCTATGGACGATCAGGGCAAATGCTTTGGTTGCGAACAACACCGTAAGGATTATAAGGCTGGATGGAAGGGTCGCTCAAGACTCTACATTAATGTTCTTGTCGATGATGGCAAGGAAGATCCTTATGTTGCTATCCTTTCTCAGGGTTCAAGCGGTAAAACAGTAACCCCTACTTTAATTGAGTACGCAGGAGAAATGGGTTCAATTACAAATCTTGTTTGGAGAATTAAGCGAACAGGAACAAAGACAGACACAAGTTATACAATTATTCCATTGGGTAAGGACGAGACTCCATTTGACTCATCTTCTTTGGAATTACACAAACTAGAAGAGACGGCAGTCCGTGATCTTCCATATACCGAACAGGAAGCTTTCTTTAGTGGAGAGTCAAACAGTTCAGAATCAGATTCATCAACTAGCAGCAATTTAGACTGGTAGTATCAAGTTAAAGGCGGAGAGTTAATGTCATTCACACACTTACATGTGCATTCATATTATTCCCTTATGGATGGGCTTAACTCTCCTGCCGAACTTGCAAAAGCAGCAAAGGACGCTGGGCAGACAGCGTTAGCAATAACAGATCATGGTACACTAGCATCTCATAGAGAAATGCAAATAGCCTGCAAAGAAATAGGCATAAAACCAATTCTCGGCGTAGAAGCATACATATCACCTACAGATAGATTTGATCGCTCATCTAAAACAGACAAATCAATTCAAGCATACAACCATATAATCCTACTTGCGAAAAATAAAAAGGGATTAGCCAACATAAACACACTACAAGAAATTGCATGGAATGAAGGCTTCTATCATAAGCCAAGAATCGATAGAGAGGTTTTAAACGAATACAGTGAAGGTATTATTGTTCTTAGCGGATGTCTTAATGGCATTGTTAGTAAGGCTATTGAAAAGCAGGAGTTCTCAGAAGCGAAGCTTTTACTCAAAGGCTTTAAGCAGACTTTTGGCGAAGACTTTTATGTGGAAGTACAATCACATAACCCGAAAGAAATAAACGATAAGCTTTTAGAGTTAGCAGACGAATTAGGAATTAAGGCGGTAGCAACAGGCGATGCCCATTTTGCTAAAGGCGAAGATAAGATATTAGAAGAAGCAATGCTCATATTATCCACATCCCCTAAAGCAGATAAAGATACAGACTTTGATATGTCTAGAAATATGAAGAATATGCTAGATAGATTTAACTATTTGTATCCTGATAGAAGAATATCATTTCAAGACTTTAACCTATTTATTCAGAGCCGTGAGGAAATTGAGGCAGACTTTAAGAAGACTGGCATAAATAGAACCGATATATTTGATAACACCATGGAGATAGCCTCTAAAATTGGAGAATACGACTTTTACCAGGGTCTAGACCTCTTGCCAGTACCCAAGACCAATGCAGACGAGAAACTGTCTCAAATGGCCTTTGAAGGCCTAGAAAGGCTACATCTGACCTCGTCATGGATGGGAAATGACTATTATGAACAACGGTTAATTGAAGAATTAGAAATAATTAAATCTAAGAATTTTGCCTCATACTTTCTAGTTGTGGCAGATATGATTAATTGGGCTAAGGGTCAAAATATTATGGTTGGTCCTGGCCGTGGTTCTGCAGCAGGCTCGTTAGTCTGTTATGCCCTAGGAATTACAGATGTAGATCCAATTCAATATGATCTATTGTTTTTCCGATTTATTAATCCAGAACGTAATGACTTTCCTGATATTGATACAGACTTTGAAGACCGCCGTCGTAAAGAGGTCAAGGATTATTTAAAGAAAAAGTTTAAGCACGTTGCATCTATTTCCACATTTACTTATTTTAAGGATAAGGGTGTAGTTCGTGATGCTGCTCGTGTGTTTATGATTCCATTGGGAGAAGTAAATAAAGCTTTGAAGTCTGTAGATACATTTGAAGACTTTGTTGAATCCCCAAATACAAAAGAGTTTAGAATTAAATATCCAGAAGTAACATGGCTTGCAGAAAGGCTTCGTGGAAAGATCCGAAGCGTAGGCGTACATGCTGCAGGTGTTGTGGTTGCAAAGGATGATATTCGTAAATATGCTCCTATTGAATCTCGTGAAGATGCACAGGATAAAGTATCTGGCAGGATACCAGTAGTTGCTTATGATATGGATACAGTTGCAGACATTGGATTGATTAAGCTTGATGCTTTAGGATTAAAGACACTATCTGTTTTGTCTGATACCGTTTCTTCAGTTAAAGAGCGGCATGGTAAAAAAATAGAGTTTTCTGATATACCTTTAGATGATCCAGAAGTTTATAAAATGCTTAGCGAAGGATATACTAAAGGTGTATTCCAGGCAGAAGCAACCCCATATACTAACCTATTAATGAAAATGGGAGTAAGCACATTTGAAGATTTAGCAGCATCTAACGCTCTGGTAAGGCCAGGAGCCATGAATACAGTAGGTGCCTCATATATTAATAGAAAGCATGGCAACGAAGCCATTAAATATGTCCATTCTATTATGCAGCCTTTTACTCAAAATACATATGGTGTTATCATATATCAAGAGCAAGTTATGCAGGCCTGCGTACACTTAGGTGGAATGACATGGTCTGAGGCTGATAAAGTCAGAAAGATTATTGGTAAGAAAAAAGATGCAAAAGAGTTCGATCAATTCAAAGATCAGTTTATTCAGGGCGCTGAGAAGCATATCGGTAAAAAAGAAGCCCGACATCTTTGGCATGATTTTGAAGCTCACGCAGGTTATTCTTTTAATCGTTCTCATGCTGTTGCTTACTCTATGCTTAGTTATTATACGGCTTGGTTTAAGTATTATTACCCACTTGAGTTCATGTTTTCGCTACTTAAAAACGAAGGCAACAAAGATACTAGGACAGAATATTTAATCGAGGCTAAGCGCCTAGGTCTTAAGATTAGACTGCCACATGTTAATGAGTCTGATGTTTACTTCTCATTAAAGGGTGACGCTATCATATTTGGTTTGGCTGAAGTAAAATTTATTTCAGATAGTATCGCAAATAAGATTATAGACAAGAGGCCTTTTACAAATTATAAAGACCTTATAGATAAGTCTTCTAAAAAGGGTAGTGGTATAAATTCCAGAGCAATCGCTGCATTAAATGCAATTGGCGGTGCAGCATTTGAAGATAACCCAAGAAGCGGTAATGAGAAAGACAATTATTATGAATACTTGGGTATACCTACATTTAATTTAGATCTACCTCCTAGAATCAAAGCTCAGGCTAGACCAATTGAAGAGTTTGATGAACTTGGATCATTTGTTATGTTTGGTATGGTTAAAAATATTAAACGAGGAAATGGCTGGGCAAGAATTGAATTGGTAGATGAGACAGGTTCAATTGGATTATTCCACCATGAACAAACTCAAATAGAAACTAATCAGATGTATTTTATCCTAGTAGGAGATAATCGAATAGCGAGATATGTCAAGGTCAGCGAAATTAATCCAGACTCTAGAGACCTATTTGTGGATTACCTATATAGGAAAGAATATGACCTTGCCGAAAACCAGCAGCTCGTGGTAAACTTTACACCTTACAAAACAAAGGCTGGCAAAATGATGGCACACATTGTTATGACAGATAAAGATAAGAATCTTACACGAGCAATTGCTTTCCCAACCATGTATAAGATTGCATTAGCAAAAATGAGGGAAGGCATGAAATGCCAAGTCATTCTATCTAAATTAGATGATGGCACATTAAATGTTAAGGAGATTAAATGAGCGAAGAACTAATTGCTTCTATGAGTTTAAATAAAATACTAGTAGCAATATTAGAGGAGCATAAGCAAATTACTGTTCCAACTTTAAGATTTATAGAAGCTGCAAATACGGACAAAGAATTAGTTATAGATTATGATGATGAAGGCCCATCATTTAAGTTTAGTCTAAGGGACAAAGATGAATAGCATGGATGTAGTTACAGAATATGGACTTGATGCGCTAGCAGCAGTGCTTCATGAGACAGCAATAGAGAAGGGGTTTTGGGATGGAGAAATATCTCACGACAAAATTGGAAACAAGCTTGCTCTCGTACATTCAGAAGTTACTGAAGTACTAGAAGCAATTAGAAAAAGCTACGGATCTGAAAAGGTAGTGGAAGAAATGGCGGATGTAATAATTAGATTATTGGATGTATACGCTGCCATGAGAAACGAAGAGCAAATACTCCATAGCCTTGATGAAGTATTAAAGGCAAAAATAAATAAAAATAAAGAGCGTCCAAGGCTTCACGGGAACCTATTCTAAATGGTATAATGGTAGAAAGAGAAAAGACAAATAAATGACAATTGTATTAGACGATGTATTAGCAAAATTAGATCCAAAGACAAGATCACGAGTTCAATCAGCACAAGAAGTACAGGTACATAAGCAGGCCACTCCAAGCATTGGTCTTAATATGGCCTTGCGTGGTGGACTTCCATATGGAAGACAAGTTCTTGTTTGGGGAAATAAGTCTGGTGGAAAGTCTTCTTTCTGCCTACAAATGATTGCGTTGGCTCAAAAAGAAGGAAAGACTTGTGCTTGGATTGATGCAGAAGCATCTTATGATCCAGCATGGGCAGAACAATTAGGAGTAGATTCATCTAAATTAATCTATTCTCCAGCAAAAACAGTCAACGACATGGTTGACGTTGCAACAAAATTAATGGAAGCAGAAGTTGATTTAATCGTAGTTGATTCAATTTCAGCATTACTTCCTGCAATATATTTTGAAAAAGATGGAAATGAATTAAAAGATCTGCAAGATACTAAGCAGATTGGCGCAGAAGCAAAGGATATGACTCACGCAGTCAAGATGTTAAATTATGCAAACAAAAACACATTACTTGTTCTCATCTCACAACAACGAAATCAGTTTGGATCTATGCATGCTTCGCACATCCCAACGGGCGGAATGGCAGTTAAGTTCTTTTCTACTACCGTCATTAAGCTTTGGTCGTCTGAAGCTGAGGCTAATGCTATTAAAGCTGGTATTAAAGTTGGCGACAAGATTATTGAACAAAGAGTCGGAAGACCAGTTAATTGGATTGTTGACTACAGCAAAGTCTCACCCCCAAATCTTTCAGGACAGTACGACTTTTATTACCAAGGGGAAGTTCTTGGTGTAGATCGTGTCGGAGAAACTCTTGATGTTGCCGAAATGTGCGGAATCGTGGAAAAAGGTGGCGCTTGGTACACCGTGGATGGGGAAAGATTTCAAGGAAGAGCAAAGGCAGTGCAATACCTTCGTGATAATCCAAAAGTAGTAGAAAAAATTATAAAGGATATTGATGCCAAATCTTAATGAATTTATTGGTCCCAAGCCTGAGCTAATTCATAAAACAGAATTAGAAAAGATTGGCGGAGCAAAACCGTGCTCTAAATGTGAGGCTGATTCAGAAGAAACTTATTGGGATCCAGTAAACCTAATAATGTCTTGGACATGTGTCAACGGACATCCAAATAACTTTAAGGTTAATTAATGTCAGAAAGATCAGAAGCCAAGCGTGATGGGGCAAAACAACAAAAGAATAGCGGTAGAGGAGATTATCAAAAAGGCGATGCCAAATGGAATAAGTTCCTCGTAGATTATAAAGAAGCATCTTCTTCGTTTACTTTGAATAAACCAGTATGGTCAAAAATCTGTACTGATACCTTTAAGGTAAGTAGAGAAATGCATCCAGCATTAAAGATTATTATAGGTACAGATTCTAAGGTCCGTCTTGGAATTATTGAGTGGGCTGTATTAGAGGAACTAATTCAGTTTTGGGAGGATAATAATGGGATCAAATAATAAAATACCTTTTAATCCTACCGTTATTAAAAATGGTAGAATTGTTAGAATTCGTAAAGATGGAACCGTAAAGGCCGATCTTGGCCCTTATAAAACTAAAAAGAAAAATAAATAATGGCAAATTTTATGTATGGAGTTTTAGTTGGTTTTGCAATAGCATATCCACTTGGGCTATGGGCTAGTTGGTATACTTATAAGGAAGTAAAGAAACATGTCTACGGAGAAGAATAGTTTAGAATTAATTAGCGATATAACTGAATTCAATGACCTTCATGAATTTATGAAGGACGATCAATTAGACAAAGCTATGGCTATTGTTGTAAAGCTATTAATGAATCCAGATGTGCCAGCAGCAAAAGCCCCTCATTTAATTATAGAACTTCAAGCCATGTCTACTAAGTTTGCTATGCTAGCATCAGTATATTCGACCATTGCAAAAGACAAAGCGGGTACAGTAAACAATAATAAAAAGAATGTATATTATTCAGCAAAGGAGTCGATAGATAAACTTGTGGATGCCCTCAAGTATGTCGTTCGTTATAATGGGTAGAGATATAGTCAAAAACCTCAAATTCAAAAAGTATGAAGGCAAGTTCAACGTAGTTGAGTTTGCACAAATGCTTGATGACGCATATATGGCCACCAAAAGGCCAGATGGAGAAATGACTAAGAAATCATTCAGTCCAAGTAGCCTTGGATACGGACACGGCAATTGTCCTAGATATTGGTACATGGCATTTTCTGGTGCAAATTTTATTGATTCAAATGATGCTACAGCCGTTGCTAATATGGCCTACGGAACACAGGCTCATGATAGACTTCAAAAATTAATTTCTGGACAATCATCTGATTTATTTAAAACTAATTCTATGAAGTCTGTAAAGACAGAAATAGAAATCACCAATGAGTACCCTCCAATTCGTGGGTTCATAGATCTTGTAATTAACTGGGACGACGAAGAAGTAATTGGTGAAATTAAGACGGCAAAGCAAGAGGTTTGGGATACAAGGCAGGCAGAGATGAATCCATCCGAAAACCATATGCTTCAGCTTTTAACCTATATGAAATTACGTAATGCTAAAGAGGCATTCTTCTTGTACGAGAATAAGAATACACAGGAAATTCTGCTTATTCCAATTCAGATGACCGATAAAAATAAAAAGATTATAGACGAATTGTTTGTATGGATGTGTGAGGTTTGGGATAATTTTAAAGACGGAGATATCCCTATGCGACCATTCCTCAAGACAAGTTATGCCTGCAAAGGTTGCCCTATTAAAAAGGAATGCTGGGCGGGAGAGACAGGCACAATTCAAATAGAAGCCTATGAGGTTCCTAAATTATGATATGTGCTAATAAAGAATGCTCTAAAGAGTTTGATCCCAAAACCCATAATCAAAAATACTGCACAGATGAATGCTGCCGTATTGCTACAAATAGAAGGATTATGGAAAAGTATTATGAGAAGAAGGCAATCAGAAATGGTGCTAAGCGTGGATGCAAAAAATGTAATGCACAATTAAGTAGATACAATGAATCTAATCTATGTTCATCATGTACACGTAAAGTAAACCAAGAACAAAAAAGTAAACTACTAGGACTTTTAAATGAGATTAACTGAATTAGTTAAAACAAAAGCTAATAGAGTTCTAGGAATAGATGCCTCAACAAACTCAGTAGCATTCTGTTTGATGGAAGACGATAAGCCAGTCAAATGGGGCAAAATAGAATTTGTTGGAGCTGATATATTTGAAAAAATACATGATGCTAAAAACAAAATGCATGCGATGCTTGGAGAGTTAAAATCTGATTATATAGTTGTTGAAGGTGCCATTCTTGTTAGATCAGCAGACGCTGTAATTAAATTATCATATGTTTATGGAGTTGTTATTGCTGAGCTTATGTCTACTGGAGCCAAGGTGATTACAATATCCCCAAGTTCATGGCAGGCATATATTGGAAACAAGAATCCAACTAAAGATGAAAAACAAGCAATAAGAGTAAAGCATCCAGGGTATGCAGAGTCTTGGTACAAGACTCAGTTAAGAAATATGAGAAAGCAAAGAACTGTAGATTATTTTAACAATAAGTATAACTTAGAGTTAGATGATTTTGATGTAGCAGATGCATTCGGCATTGCCCACTATTCGAACACAGTATTGACGGAACGATGAAACTATACCAGAGCCAGACATGGCTATACCGCAGATATGTAGTACAAAAGAAAACAGTTACAGAGATTGCAATTGAGTGTGGGGTATCTATGATGACTATTCAAAGATATCTAGAAAAATTTGGGATGATTAAAAAACGATGAAATTTGCACATAAGGTATTTCATTTAGAAAAAGACACACAGAGAGAAGATCTGTTTATTTCTATGAATTCCTATATCAGTCAATATTCAGAAGAGCTGGATACCCCTACTATTAATATATCTAATGATATAGATATAGAGAGCTTTTATAACCAGTACCCTTTTGTAAAGTTTGATAAAGGCGGTTATGAGTTTAACAATGAGCAGGGATGGAGATACGGAGAGATTGGGATATGGGCTAGCAATATATCTGCCTATACTAATTTTTTAAAATCAGATAAAGACTATTTAATACTAATGGAAGACGATATTGAATATTTCCACGGATTCTTTGAAAACCTTGTAAAGTATATGTCTCAAATAGAAGAAGATTGGGATCTATTCTTTTATTATGCCCCTGGAAATACTAATACTGGAGAATTTTATCCAGAAGAAAAAGATGTATGTCGATCATATCAAGATTGGTCATGCCTATGCTATGTTATAAATAGAAAGGCTGCACAAAAGGTTATAGATGATTTGTATGACAATACAATATCCCTGCCAATAGATTATTATTATTTTAGACAACCAGACAAGTATGTTTGCTACACAGTAAAGCCAACCTCAAAATTATATTGTAAAATATCTGGATTAGAATCAACATTTCAGACTAAACAACAAAGAAAGGTTCTTGCCTAATGGGATATTCAGATCCAGAAAATAAGCCTTGGGCTCTTGAAAAGATTAAAGAGATTGACCCAAAAACAGTTTTGGATTGCGGGGCTGGAGCTGGAACATATTTAGATTTAATTAAAGCTAACTTAGGATATCAAACAATTGTAGTTGGAGTAGAGGCATGGTACCCATATATAATTAAATATGACTTAGAAGATAGATATGACATTCTATATCCAATTGATATTCGTGATATGGCTAGTTTCCAATACGACCTAGTTATCCTTGGAGATATTTTAGAGCACATGTCAGAAGATGATGCGGTTCTGCTATGGAATCGTATTTCTGAAGAGGCTAAATATGCCCTAATATCTATTCCAATTATCCACTATGAGCAAGGGGCTATAAACGATAACCCATATGAGGTACACGTAGAGGAAGACTGGACCACAGAAAAGGTTTTACAAAAATTCAGTAATATAGTAGAATATAAAGAATTCTCACAAACGGGAGTCTTTATAGCTAAATTTAAAGGGGCGGAATAATGTTAGAACCAGTATTTGAAGATGTAAAAGAATTTAGATGTGAGGACTTGTATTTACTTACAGTAGGCACAGAAGCAGGTCATGAAATTTGGCATACCTGCCATGAAATTGCACATATGTTAATTAGAAAAAATATTGCTTATGGCAATTCAGCCCTTGACCCTGTCCGAATATTCTCAAAGGCGGGTCCAAGAGAACAACTCCATGTCCGTATAGATGATAAATTAAATAGATTAATGAAGGGCACAGAGTATCCAGGAGATAATGATATTGATGATTTGATCGGATATTTAGTATTATTAAAGATAGCAAAGGCAAAAACAGCTGAATCCAGTTGATTTTTTAGTCAACTAGGATTATAATGCATATATATGGAAATTGAACTAGCGGATCATTATGACCGCATGAATAAGGTGGTAGGCGAATTGCTAAAAGGCAACAATCCTACCCAGATTGCCTCTCTAACGGGTTTTAAGCGAGCAGAGGTTCTAGAGTATATCGACCAGTGGAAAGAGGTCGTTAGAAACGATTCTACGGCCCGTGAAAGGGCAAAGGAAGCCGTATCTGGCGCAGACCAACATTACGCTATGTTGATAAAAGAGGCCTGGAAGACCATAGAGGATGCAGACCAGGCTGGCCAATTAAATGTAAAAGCAACCGCCCTAAAGCTAATTGCAGACATTGAAGGTAAAAGAATTGGCATGCTGCAAGAAGTAGGCTTGCTAGATAATGCAGAGCTGGCAAATCAAATTGCAGAAACAGAACACAAACAAGACATCCTTGTAAAAATATTAAAAGAAGTAACAGCAACATGTCCAAAATGTAAAATGGATGTTGCAAAGCGTCTATCTCAAATTACAGGGGTAGTTGAACCAGTTATTATAGATACAGAGCAGGTAAGTGGATCTTAATTTTAATGACCTGATAGATATATTGGATGGCGAAGAGTTTGATGAGCGTCCAGTAGATTTGCGTACCTTTGTTACTGACCCAAATTATCTAGGGCTACCGCCCCTATCTGATTATCAATATACTTTAATTGAAAAGTCATCTCAGATTTATAAAGAGGCTACCCTGATTAAATTATTTGGAGAAGAAGAAGGCAAACGTAGATTTAAACAAACTTGTAATGAGGTTGTTGCACAATTAGGAAAGGGTAGTGGAAAAGACTATTGCTCCACTATTTCAGTATCTTATATAGTATATTTACTATTATGCTTAAAAGACCCAGCAACATATTACGGTAAACCGCCTGGAGATACAATTGATATCTTAAATATTGCGGTTAACGCACAGCAGGCAAACAACGTTTTTTTTAAAGGACTTAAAACAAGAATTAGTAGATCGCCATGGTTTGTAGGTAAATATGACCCTAAAGCATCAGAAATTATATTTGATAAAAGCGTAAACGTTTATTCTGGTCACTCAGAAAGAGAAGCATTCGAAGGATATAACGTGATAGCCGTAATCCTTGACGAAATTTCAGGTTTTGCCACAGAGAATACTACTGGCCACGATCAAGCTAAAACAGCAGATGCAATATATTCTATGTATCGTGGATCTGTTATATCTCGTTTTCCAGACTATGGCAAGGTTATATTACTCTCATTCCCTCGATTTAAAAATGATCCAATTCAAAAATTTTACGACTCTGTAATTGCAGAAAAAGAAACAGTTATTAGAAGCAAGACTATGAAGATGGATGACGATCTTCCAGACGGTACTCAGGGTAATGAGATAACAGTCGAATGGGAAGAAGATCATATAAAATCTTATATGTTTCCTAAAACATATGCTTTAAAGCGCCCTACTTGGGAAGTAAATCCAACTAAAAAAATTGAAGACTTTAAGGTAGATTTTTATAGAGATATGCCAGATTCATTAAGTAGGTTTGCTTGCATGCCTCCAGAGGCAGTAGATGCGTTTTTCAAGTCAAGAGAAAAAATCGAAAAGGCATTTAATAATACAGCATTAGCGGTAGATGAGTTTGGAAGACTAGAGCCTTGGTTTAAAGCAGATCCCAATAAAGATTATTTTATACACGTAGACTTGGCCCAGAAACATGACCATTGTGCAGTTGCAATATCTCATGTAAAGAATTGGGTTAATGTAAAAGTTACAGATGTATTTTCGCAAGCAGCTCCCGTAGTTGAGGTAGATGCTGTTAGATATTGGACGCCTACAGCAGACAAGTCTGTTGACTTTACAGAAGTAAAAGATTATATTATTGGTCTGAGATCTGCTGGGTTTAACATTCGTATGTGTACATTTGACCGATGGAATTCACACGACATGATGCAACAACTAAAAGCATATGGAATTAATACAGAAACGTTATCCGTATCTAAACGACATTATGAAGATATGGCAATGATTATACTTGAAGAAAGATTATCTGGACCGCATATCCCATTGCTTATTGACGAATTATTACAATTAAAGATTATGAGAGATAAGGTAGACCACCCTAGAAAAGGATCCAAAGACTTGGCGGACGCCGTTTGTGGATCTGTATATAATGCAATAAGTAGGTCTAAAAATGACAGTATTGAGGAAATAGAAGTACATACTTACGACCCGTATTCTTGGGATAGAGAAGAAGAAACGGCAGTTAGAAGTAATGTTATCCGTGCCCCTAAAATGCCTCAACATCTAGAAGATGTACTAAATGGAATGGAAATAGTATGAGTATATACCAAGAGAAAGCTAAAGAATGTAAATGCTGCAGCAAGCATGTTCCCTTGCCTACAGTATTAAAAGAATATAATGGAACAATGTTATGCCCAACTACATTTGCAAACGTTATTGAGTATAAGAGATTATGGACTAGTATAGGTAAAAGGCCAATGGGAAGTGTTAGAAAACATTTTTCTGAGTATGTTCAACAATTAGTTGAAACAACCATTGACAAGAAAGATGATGGTACATTACAATAGGAGGCATGGTGGAGCACAAAGAAAATATATTGCGACTTAGGGCGGAAGGCAAAACCTATAGCGAAATACAAAAAGAACTTGGCTGTTCAAAAGGTACTATAGCCTATCACGTAGGAGATGGGCAAAAACAAAGGTCATTAAAAAGAGGCAATCTAACAAAGGCTAAACTTAGGCGGGAAGTCTGGAAAATAAAAGAAGATTCTGGCTGTATTGACTGTGGAGAAAAGTATCCACATTTTATGCTACAGTTTGATCATAAGCCAGAGTTTGTAAAGGTAGGAAGCGTAAGCGAAATCTATTCTAGATACGGTAGAGAAAAAGGCTTTGAAGAAATGGCTAAATGCGATATCGTATGTGCCAATTGCCACTCCATTAGAACCTATAATAGAAATCAAAATAGGATAGGCACTATTTAGGAGTATAATATGGATATGGACTATGGCGACGAAGAGATGGGTAGAGATGATGATATTAGGCTTGCCCACTATCTTGAAATAGGGGCAATAGAAGTTGCTGGAGTTGCTGAAGACGGAGAATTAATTTTTGCCATTAGCGAAGATGCAAAAAAAATAGCACCAGAGCTATGGGAGTCTCATATGAATTATGTAGACAAAACCCTTATGGAGTTATACGAAAAAGATTTAATTCGTATCGAATACGATGAAAACCTTGAAGCTACAATTTCTTTAAGCGAAGAAGGAATGAAAATAGCAAAAGAAAAGGGAATTCTGCCAGTAGAGATGCCAGACATTCCAAACAATTAGGAGGAAATATGCCATACGACGTAAGACAAGGCGCAGCAGGATGCAAAGGCTGGGCGGTAGTAAATGATAAAGGTGAACTTAAAGGTTGCCACCCATCTAAATCTAGAGCACAGGCACATCAAAGAGCCCTATATGCAGCCACTGCAAATGAAGAAAAAATAAAAGAAAAAGATAAAAAGATTTTCTAGACTTTAAAATACCAGTTTGATATAATATATGTGGGTCGCCATTAGGGGCCCACATAAATTAACTTATTCGCTTAATAGGAGGAATAAAATGGTAACAACATATACATGGGACCTTTTCAAGGATCCCTTTTTTATTGGATTTGATAGGGCTTTAGATACATGGAATCATGTTCAGAACGTATCAAGTGCAACTAACTATCCACCATATAATCTAATCAAGGTAGACGAAGACAACTTTGTTGTCGAATTAGCTGTTGCTGGATTTGATAAGACAGACATTGATGTATCAACAGCAGACGGCAAGCTTACTGTAAAGGGAGAATTAAAGACGGAGGATAACGATTCGAAGTTTATTCACCGTGGAATTGCTGCCCGTAAATTTACTCGTGAGTGGGCTCTTGGTGAATATATGGAAGTAAAGGCTGCAGAACTCTGTTGCGGAATGCTAAAGATTGATATCGTACGCATTTTGCCTGAAGAAAAGAAGCCAAAGACTATCAAGAT